CCAGAAATATTTACAAGGGAATGGTTAAACGTATGGGCTGCCAAAGAGGCTACACAGGTGATTGACACAGAACTATGGGACGGCCTAGTTCGCAGCGACGTGATCATTGGAGGAGACGTTGTGCTGGGCGTAGATATGACGCGAGAACGCGACAAGGCTTGCATCGCAGCCACAGGATTCGTTTCTGGCCTAAACCCCATTGAAATAGTCGATATGCGCGATGGAACCGCGTGGCTACAGCCGCGCTTGATTGAAGTAGCTAAGAAGTGGAACGCGACCGTGGTAATAGATACAGGCAGCCCTGCGGCTTCAGTGCTTGGCCATCTAGAACTGGCAGGGATCAAGGTGCTGGCTATCGGTCTGCAGGAGTACGCTCGCGCGTGTGGTAATTTCTATGACGCGGTGCAAGCACGGAGCGTATGCCATTTAGGTGATGACAATTTGCGCCAGGCAATTCTAGGTTCTGCAAAGAGACCTTTAGGAGATGCTTGGGCTTGGAACAGGAGAAGCACAAGCAATATAACTCCATTAGTAGCAGCCACACTTGCGCACTATGGAATGACAAATCTACCAACGGAAGTTCCAATATTAAGGAGCAGAATATTTTGAACCAGAAACTAGCTATTGTCTTACAACTTATAGGGGCAGCATTAATGATCTATGGCGTGTCGGTTATTGACTGGCCATTTGCGATAGTATTAGGGGGACTTTTCAGCATCCTCTTTGGCGTGGCTTTGGAGAGAAGGATTAAATAATGCTTGGACGACTTCTTAAACGACAAATTCAACCTTCAGTCGTTTATACCTCGTCTGGCTATGTAGATTCACTTGGCCGTGTAGGTCGCGCATTTCAGGCTAACTGGTCAGGCACGTATGTAGATACAAATACTGCGCTAGGTGTTCCAGCTATTTACCGAGGCGTCACTTTAATTGCTGATGCAATTGGGGCTCTTGGAATTCATAGTTATAGAAACGGACGAATGGTAAATCCAACGCCTAAACTATTAGAAAGACCAAATCCACAAGAGACGCGCATAGAAACTATATCTGCAATGGCGGCGTCTTTGATTCTAGATGGTAATTACATTGCCGTCTTAGGTCCTTCTAATGCAAATGGCCTTCCTGATTTCTTTTATCCTGTGGCAATTGATCGTGTAAACGTAACGCGCAAAGATGGACAGATAATTTACAGAATAGACGAGCGCCAATATGACGCTAGTGAAATATTACATATTAAAAACTTTGCTTTACCAGGAGAGTTCTTTGGCCGTGGCATCGTCCAAACGCAAAAACAGGCCATCGGTAAAGAGATAGCTATAAACGAATATGCATCAAGATATTTTGATGGTGGCGTGAATCCTACGGCTGTCATTAAGTCAGGTAATCCTGATTTAACACAAGAGGAAGCCGAAGCTTTAAAGTCTGCTTGGTTAGCAATGTATAGCGGTCGCAACAGAATGCCAGCAGTACTTAATAGCACCACAGATTTTGAGATTTTAAGTAGCAACGCTCAAGAGTCTCAACTGATAGAAGCGCAACTTGCTGGCTTAACTGAAGCTGCAAATATTTTAGGATTACCTGCTTATTATTTAGGCGCTCCTAATAGTTCCAGAACTTATGCAAACGTTGAACAGGAAAACCTACAACTTGTAAGATGGTCAATACAGCCAATAGCAGAGCGCATTGAACAATCATTAAGTGATCTATTAGTGCGTGGTCAGTATGCCAAGTTTAATTATGACGCATTACTTAGAACTGATACTTTATCAAGATATCAAGCACACGCCGTTGGTATTTCCAGTGGTTTCCTAACCGTAGATGAGGTGCGCGAAATGGAAAACAGAGACCCAATCACACCAGTGGATATAGAACCGATCGATACTGAGGAACCAGATCTCAGCGATGTTGGAGAGGAAGAAGATGACGACGTCGAATAATGAAATCCGCAGCTATGCTTTAGACCTAGCTATTAGAGAAGATGCCGAAGGCCGCACCATTTATGGAATAGCTGTGCCTTACGATAAAGAGCAAAGAGTCGCTGGCGATACAACAGAGGTCTTTAGAAGAGGCGCTTTTGCAGATGTGATAAAGGCTGCCCATCGCGTCAAATTACTCAGAAACCACGACGTTAAAAATCCGATAGGAAGAGCCACTTTACTACGAGAGACCGACGAGGGTCTGTACGCTGAATTTAAAGTATCTAAGACGCGCGAAGGCGACGATGCTTTAGAGCTAGTCAAAGATGGAGCGTTAGATCAGCTATCGATAGGCTTTATGCCAATTAAGAATCGCAAACGCCAAGATGGTGTTATTGAAAGGCTAAAGGCACATCTGGCCGAGGTTTCATTGGTTACCTTTGGCGCTTATGGAGATATGGCTACCGTTAGCGGCGTACGCTCCAATGTAGTCAACGAAACCCCACGTTTAGACGCTGCAAAGAAAATCTTAAATGCCTTACAACATAAGCAGTAGCCATCCTGATTGCGATGGATTTGCCGTAGTTAAAACGGCAAATAATGAGTTGATGGGATGCCACCGCACCGAGGCTCAAGCCCAGGATCAACTAGCGGCAATTCAACTTGGGGAGTTTGGCACTAGGGCGCTGCCAGATAACTATCGACCAGCAAACAGTCCTGACGTACCACAGGGCCGTGCTTGCGGTAATTGTATTTATAACGAGAACCTTTACTGCGTTAAATGGGAAGATGAAATAGCGGTTGATTATTACTGCAACGCTTGGGAACCGACCCAGACTCGTACCAACCGAGCCTTAGCTATACTTAAAATGCTTAAAAATATACAGTAGGATTATCCAGAGTAAGACACCTCGGTAAGGCCGATGCGACACCTCGCTAGTTGCGACACCTCGCTCGCCAGACTCGACACCTCTGCCAAATATCAACATATTATTTAGGAGAGCATTGTGGCAAACACATTTCTAGAGTCTCTACGCGAAAAGCGCGAGAGCAAAACATCAATGATTCAGACAATCGTTGATCGCGTTGCTGAGGAATCACGCGACGTGAGCGAGGTCGAACTCGCAAACATCGAGGCATTAAATCTCGAAGTAAAAAAGCTCGATGAAAGAATTGAGCAGATTTCAGATATTGAACTACGCAACGCAAAGGCAGCAGACCTAGCTGCAAAGGTTGATGCAAATATGCCAGCAACCGAAAAGCGTGAATCAATTAAGGTTATTAGCGAACCTGTTACTTATTCTCAACGCAGTGAGTACAGCTTCCTATCAGATGCTGTAAAAGCACATTTCAACACCGATGTAGATGCAGCGGATCGTATCCGTCGCCATCAACAAGAGATGAACGTTGAATATCGCGCAGCTGGAACATCAAACTTTGGCGGCTTAGTAGTGCCTCAGTATTTAGTGGACCTTTACGCTCCAAAATTAAGAGCAGGAAGACCATTTGCTGATGCTTCTCGTAAGCACACATTACCTCCACAAGGAATGTCGGTCGTGCTGTCCCTCATCGGAACTGGTACATCTGTAGCGGCGCAAACATCACAGAACACAGCTGCGGTAACTACTGATCCACAAGATTCAACACTAACCATCAACGTTAATACCGTTGCTGGACAGAACTCAGTTTCAAAGCAAGCATTACTACGCGGTTACAACTTAGAAAGTATTGTTCTAAGCGATTTAATGCGCGCGTACCACACCGAACTAGACAACTTGCTGCTTAACGGCACAGGTTCAAACGGTCAACCTTTGGGAATCCAGGGAATGACAACAGGTATCTTGGTAACTTACACAGCGACCACAGGTACGGTTGCAGGTTTGTATCCAAAGATCGCCGATGCCATACAGCAAATTCAAAGCACACAGTTCGCGTCGCCTAACGCAATCGTTATGCATCCACGCCGTCTGGGCTTCCTACTTGCTGGTCTTGATAGCCAAAGCCGTCCGCTTGTCGTTCCAACCGCATACAATCCAGTCAATGCAATCGGAACAGGTGAGGGATACCCTAACTACGGTAACAACTCTGGTTATTCAATTCTTGGTTTGCCAGTCATCACAGATGCAAATATTTCTACTGCACAAGGTGCAGGTACAAATCAAGACACAATCCACATCGTGGACCTTAACGAGTCTCACCTATTCGAGGAGACTGGTAGTCCGACATACGTCACCTTTGAAGAGCCAAACGGCAAGGTTGCGTTAAACATCGTGATGTACGGAATGTTTGCTTATACCTCGCTGCGCTATCCAAAAGCGTTTGCTCAAATCAACGGCACTGGTTTAGCTACACCAAGCTTCTAGTGATAAAGGACCTCTGGGGAGCCTTGAAACTCCCCAGTGGTTATAACCATTCAGAATTTCTAAAGAGGTGGTACTAATGTGCGATGGTGGAGCTGTCACCTTTAATACAATGCCTCGTTCGATGTCACCTGTCCCTGATACCGATGGAGATTCTGAATGGCTATAACTAACGGATATACAACCCTTACAGCAATGAAAACTTTCTTATCCATTGCAGATAACAGCGACGATACTTTGCTAGAAGGAATGGTCGAAGCGGCCTCGCGCAGTATTGATCGCATTGCCAATAGAAGGTTTTATTTAGATGCAAATGCCTCCGCTCGTCAATATAGGGCCTACAATGAGGTCATAGCGTATGTCGATGATATTGGTACAACATCTGGTTTACTTGTAGCGCTTGATGAAGATGGCGACGGAGTATTTGAAACCAGTCTTACTCTTAATACGGATTATTTATTAGACCCACTGACTGCTAGTTCCTTAGGACGTCCTTTTACTCAATTAACCATCGTCAACACGACTTATACTTGGCCTGTCTTTCCAGGAATCTTTAGCAACGGCTTACGGCCAGGCGTTCAGGTCACAGCTAGATGGGGCTGGCCTAGCGTCCCAGATGATATTGAAACGGCCTGTCAGATACTTACGGCCGATTTATACAAGCGCAAAGATTCGCCAGGCGGCATCTTAGGTTTAGGCGACCTCGGCGCTATTCGTATGTCACCTTTAGGCCGCGACGTTACTGCAATGGTTCGTGCGTATAAAAAGGAAGTGGCGGCCTAATGGTTCCTTCTACCGTTCGACAGAATTTGAAAGCTCGTCTAGCTACTATCAGCGGTTTAAAAACTTACGATCACATCCCAGACTCCATTGCCGTACCAGCAGGAGTCGTAGGTCAATTAGATTTGACCTTTGATACCACCTTTAATCGTGGTTATGACTCTGCAACTTGTACAATTCTGCTCATCGTAGGCAGAATGAGTGAGTCCGCAGGGCAAACAAAGCTAGATGGATATCTAGCGTCTACAGGTTCGACCTCAGTGAAAGCCGCTATTGAGGGCGATCAAACGTTAAGCGGCGCAGTACAGACACTTCGCGTGACGCAAGCCAGCGCAGGGTCGGTGCAAGTTGCCAACATCGATTACTTGGCGTATCGATACGTGGTAGAACTGATCGGCTAACAAAGGAGAAAAAAATGGCCATCTTTATGGGTAACAAGGTGTCGGTAATCGTCGGCTCTACCTCCACCATTACAGATCACGTGAGCGCAGTCAGCCTCTCGAGAGAAGTAGACGCGGTGGAAATCACAGCAATGACCGACACAGTCCAAAATATAATCGGAGGGATTGAAAGACCAACTTTGACGTTGGAACTTTTTAACGACTTCGCAGCTTCCAGCGTCAACTCATTATTTGAGGATGCGCTTGGAACTAAGCTCGCAGTAAAACTCATTCCTGTAGCAGGAACAGTCACAGCGACTAATCCGTCTTACAGTATGAGCGTACTTGTTTCACAATGGCAGCCAATTAACGGCGCTATCGATGCTCCAATGACAGCGAGTATTACACTTCCTGTTACGGCCATCACCAAGTCGACATCCGCGTAATCTAATTAGTAGGGGGCAGTTATGGCTACACAACAGATTAAAGTAGTTAAGAAAGACGGCAAAGAGGCGCTATATGACCTTACGCCATCCGCTAAAGTGGCCTTTGAAAGTCACTTTAAAATTGGATGGCGTAAGCGTCTACTAGATGAGCAACGTGACAGTGATCTATGGTGGTTTGCGCACTATTTGATTACCGCCAAAGGCGAAACTACTCTGCCTCTTGATGATGCGTTTTTAGATCAATACAAAGACGTTGAGTTCGTTCTTGACTTAAAAAATGGATAGACCGACGCGGCGATATATGGGAAGTCGCAGCCGTGTCGGTAGCTACAGGCATAGCGCCAAATGAGCTTCTCAATTGCGACCCCAATATATATGCGGCTATAAAATTCATTCTGTCAGAGCAATCTGACGCAAGGCGCAACACTAGGGCGGTTAAGAGGAGAAGGTAATGGCTAAAGGTTCAAGTCTAGTCATCACTCAATTTGACGACTTTATGAAACAGTTACAAGCGCTTGGCCCAGAATTTAAAAAGGACTTTGATAAAGGTTTACGCCAAGCGGTTTTGCC